GTCGAGGGCGGCTTGCGCCTTCGCGTCGGCGTTGTGGTTCGCGTCGTCCTCGAGAATGAATGCAGTGCCCATGGTTCGCTCCTTGGTCAACTATCGCCGGGTGTAGTAAATGCGGTACGTTCCGGTGCCGGTGATGTTCGCCGAAACGCCCTTTTCGAAGTTGACGCCGCGCGGGAAGTCCTCGGACTTCGAGCGCGTGAAGTTCGCGGCGTAGACCTGTTCGGTCGTCGCGCTCACGACAACGGCGCCGGTGACAGTCGCGGCGTCGTGGAGCTGCACCGACACGGCGCCAGTGCCGTCAGCGTGCTCGACCTGGACCTTGTGGACAACGCAGGGGAAGGGGATCGCGTTGTTCGCGTCCGCGGTGTTGGCATAGACCAGGCAGCCGTCAAACATGCTCGGAACTCCTCGAATAGTGGTAGATGTCTTGCAGCCCCAGCGCGACCACCGGGTCGCCGCGGAACACGAAGTTGCCAGCGTGGCCGAGCTTGATCGTGGGGTCGAGCCACACGTCGTAGCCCAGCTCGCGGATGTCGGCGAAGAACGCCATGTCCTCGCCGCGCGCGGTGCGCCGGCCGTCGGTGATCGTGCGGTCGACGCGGAACACGTCCGCCACGTCTTTCTCGGTGCCGATGTCGACGCGCTCGGCGCGCGCCACCAGCTTCTCGATCACCTTGCGGGACACGGCGCAGAAGCCGAGGCCGGTGCCGTTGATCTTCACGAGCCCCAGGCCGTTGACCTCGACGTTCTCGGGGTCCGGCTGGGTCACGATGAATGGCATGCTCGGAATCTTGACCGGATACGCCGCGCAGACTACCTCGACGACGTGCGCGGCCTGCACGATGCTGCTGAAATCGGCGACGGACCACTCGATGTCGCTGTCGATCCACAGCAGGATGTCCGCTTTGGTGCGCAAGAATGAATTGAGCACCAGGTTGCGAGCCTCGGATACGACCGAGCCGCCGGCGGTGACGCAGAGGTCCAGTGGGACGCCGTTCTGCGCCGCAAAGCGCGTCGTGCGCGCCATTGACATAGCGGTCTGCCAAGGGACGGTCGCGCCGCACGGCATTCCGACCGCGATTGCGGGTACTTTCTGATCCAAGGCTCGCTCCTAGAATCGGTGCCGGGTGATAGGGCTCACCCGGCGAAGCCTGTACTGCTGCCGCGTTACGACGCGGTCGTGATCGTGGCTGCGTCGAACACCGACACGAAGGCGTTGGCGTACCAGTTGACGCCGTCGCAGAAGAACCGGACGGTGTCGCCGCGCACGGCTTTGTTCTGCGCCAGCGTGAACGTGTCGCCGCCGGACGTCTCGAAGTCGCCGTCGGAGGCGGCGTTGAGGTCGTTCGACAGCACCTGGCCGACGATGATGTTGGCCGAGGCGTGCGTGACGATGGTGTAGTTGCCGCCGGTCGGAGCGGTACGGACGAAAAACTCGAACTCGAGGCCAGCTTCCGGCGGGGGCAGCGTGACTGCGAAGCCCGCAGCGAGGGCGAGAATGATGCGCGCGCCGTCGTCGTTGGCCGTCAGTCGCGTCGCAGCCGCGAGAACCTGAGTCTCGGGTACGTTCAGCGATTTGCGGGACATGCTTTGATCTCCTGTCGAGGGGCGAAGTGGGGAGGCGCTTTCACGCCTCCCCTGTCACATCACGTCCCAGAGTTATCCGGGCATTGCGATGGGCACGCCGCCTTTATCATACGCCTCGGCGACGCCGAAGATCGTGTCGGCGGTGAGGAGGGTCGCCAGGAACTCCTGCTTGTACTGGGTCTGCACTCGCGCCGCGAGCACGTCCGCCAGCACCAGCGCGTCCTTGTGCGCCAGCAGGCCGATCTTGACGCTCGTCGCGGTGTCCGGCGACGGGCAGTTGCTGGAGACGTGCACGTTGACGCCGTACACGTTGCCGAGCTTGCCAGCCTTGATCGTGTTGCCGTCGCCGACGAACGCCTGCTCGCTGAAGCGCGCGATGCCCATCATCACGCGCCGCGCCACCGGGGGCACGACGAGGAAGCGATCCGACATCGGGATGTCGTTGTCGTCGAGCACCTGGATCACCCGGCGGATGCCCGCGTCGGTGATCGCCGCCGAGTTGTCGGAGGCGTCGGTGAACGCGGTCGTGCCGTCGGAACCGATAACAGCGCCGGTCCAGTCAGCAGTGCCGTTGCCACCGTTCAGGGTGCGGGCCGCGTTGAAGATCACGGTGTCCTTGGCGCGCGCCAGCGAGTAGCCGGCGTCGTCGGTGTACCACCGACGCATGGAGGCCAGGGCGTGCACCTCGGCGATGTCCTCGATCAGGCGGCTGTACTCCCAGTGCGCCGTCAGGTTGATCGAGATGCCGGTGCCGGTTTCCTGAATCAGGGTGACGGCGTTCTCGGCGGCCTTGGCGGTCGCGCTGCCACGGGCCGGCTTCGGCAGCGTGACGCTGTCGCCGCGCTTGCCCTTGACGTTGATCTTGCGGACCAGGGTCGCGAGCACCAGGTTTTTCTTGTGCGCGGCCATGATCTCGTCGATCCACAGATCAGGCACGAAACCGGCGGTCGCCAGCTCGGAGCTGATAATGGAATCGGTGGGGACGAAGGTAGTTGCCATGGTAGTCTATCCTTGTTGAGTGGAAAAAAAGAGAGTCATCCTCCTGGCGGCGCGACCTTGTCCGGGAATCCGGGGGCAACGGCACCTGAAAACGTCTCTCCTGCTCCAGGATCAGCAGGGACGGCGTCGAAAACCGGCGGAAGCGACGCTACTCTACCCGTCGGGGGTGGAAATGGAGTGAGCACGCACTTCATGCCCCTCCATTTCCATTCTACCACACTTCAGAAGCCCTACCGGACGCGACCTTCAGCGTACGCCCTCTGGATTTCGTCCGACATCGCTTCGTAGCGCTCGGGATTGTCCTCCATCAGGCGCATGACGTCCACGCGGCGGTAGATTTTCGCCGAGCCGCCGGCGTTCTTGCCGCCGCCGGCCGGGCTAGCGTTGCCGCCGCTCGGAACCGCCGCCGCGGACGCCGCCGCAGCCGCTTTCGCCTTGCCAGTGGGCGCCGCAGCGGGCGCCGCGGCGGGCTTCGGCGGGTTCAGCGCCTTCCAGGTGCTCAGAAGCTCGTTGCCGGCGTCGACATCGTACCGGGTGTGGGCTTGCACGAGCAGTTGCTGGCGGATTTTCGACCCACCGACCCACTTGCGGAAGCCCTCGTCGGCCAAAACGGTGCTGGCGTCCGGGTGAAGCTGGTTGAAACGGGCCACCGCCCGCTCCTGGACGCTCTGAGCGACCGATCCGCCGAGCCGCTGGTTCTCCTCGAGCAGTTTCTTCACCAGCGGGTGCCGCTCGATGGCCGAGGAGATCGCCTTTTCGGGGTCCGCGAAGTAGTCCACCGGGTCGGTGGCGTCTTTCTTGGGCTCCTCGGCGGGCTTCTGCGGCGCAGCGCGGCGCTCCAGCTCTTTCTTCACCAGTACGTCAGTCATGCGGCGCAGCTCGCCGAGCTCGGAGGCGTGCCGACCGATCATTTTCTGCGCATCGAGGTACATCGCCGCCATTTCCTTCGGCGATTTGTTGCGCAAAGGCTCCGGAAGGTCATCTTCGACCACCGGCTGCGACTCGTCGGCGGGTGCCGGGGTCTCCACCACCTGCTCTTCGACTTGCTGCTCTTCGTTCAGGCCCTCGATCGAGCCAGTTTCGTCCTCATCCGGCAGGACTTGGGCGTTGCTTTGCAGTGCCATGGTGCTTTTCCTCTATGTAGAGGGGCGGATTACGCTCGTCAGGCTGCCCCCCGCTCCGAGACCTGACGTGCGGATGCACTTTCAGCTCGCGCCGTGTGCCTTCTCCCAGCGGCCATCCCCGTATGTCCCGTGGTTGGCCTTGTTCTTGCGCTCCTGCGCCATTTTCTCTTCCCTTTTTCGCTCCCAGGCCATCGTGGCGCCTGGGAAATGGCCCGAAATGGGGTCTAGTTTGGTGTGCGGAGCGCTCACAATGCGCTCTGCGACCGCTCCGCACCGCGAGCAAAGGTGCGTTTCGGTTCCTGCGGGCACGAAAAGCTCGTAATTATGGCCGTTCGGGCATCGAAAATCGTACACCCGGAGGCTCATTTTGCCTCCGTCAGGGTGGAATACGCCACCTCGTAGCGGGCTTTCGCCTCCTTCAGCCAGTCGACGATGTCGATTTGCCCCTGGATGAAG